CATCTTGCGACAGCTCAAATATAATATCACGGGTAAAACACTTTGTCAACAAAAATTTCAATTTTTTTTATATATTAAAAAGTCAAGCATTAAATGCAAATAATTTAATGCAATACTTCTTTTTGCTATTTTGCACTATTTCTTATTTGTTTTTTATTAAAAATGGATATACTTCCCCTTTCCCCATAAATTTATAATTTTATGCGGTTAGACTTGCAATCTCTATATCAAACATGTATGATGCCGTTCTTCCCTCAAATAGCTTTCTTGGATAGTTATTTATCCAGTCCTCAACTTTCTGAATTTCACTTTCAGTCATACTATCAAAGTTAGTACCTTTCGGTATCTTTCTTCGCACTAATCTATTTTGATTTTCATTGCTTCCTCTCTCAAACGAGCAGTAAGGGTGACAATAAAAAATCAGCGTTCTGTTTTTTTCAGGGTTAATGCATGATCTCTGCATTCTTTCCCAATCGGCAAATTCCGTTCCATTATCTACAGTTATAGTCTTAAATATCTGATTGAACTTATCTCCCCATTTTGATTCTATTTTATCCAGTTTCTCACACACCTGCTCCGTTGTATGTTCTTTTAGCAAACAAATAATTTCTGCCCTTGTCTTTCTCTCAGTCAGAACTAGAAGGCTATGTTTACTTTCACCTCTCTTACCTATAACGGTATCCATCTCCCAGTGCCCAAACTCTTCTCTTGTCTTTATATCTTCAGGTCTCTTTTCAATGCTTACTCCTGCATTCGCTCTTGATTGCGTTTTCACCTTCTTAGTCTTATTTCTTCGAACTCCTTTTACAGGGAGCTCCTTATTTGTAATTCTTAAAAATATGCCTTTGTCTATGTAGCTATAGAGTGTCTGCTTGCTGATAGTAGTTTTAAAGTTTAATCCTTGTGTTGCGATTTCCAAAAGTACCGCCTCTGGTGAATATCCATCATCTGCTATCCTATCTTCTATGTGCTTAGCGAGAGCATGGTCATTGCCTATCTTTAGATCCGGACCTTTCTCCTTTAAATTTGCCCTATATCTTTCTTCTGCAATATCCGGAGAATACCTTGTTTCCTCTGTCAAGTCTGAATTTGTGTGGATGTATCTGCCTCTTCCAAGCTCCCTGTAAACTGTACTTATATGTACACCTATCTGCCCTGCTATCTCTCTCCTACTTATTCCGGCTTTCTCCAATGCCTCAATTTTCAACCTATCCGACCTTGTCAATTGTCTAAATCTACGCATTACATCTCCTCCAATCAGTTATATTATTATGGCCTCTAGTTATAAAAAATCAATACTTTCTTTATGAAATAACCAACAAAGATTCTCTTCAAGCTATGCCAAAAGATTGGTAAACATTTAGCTTATATATAACTTGAAGTTATATCAAGTTCAAGGTAATATACAGACACCTTAAAGGTAAACTAAAAAAACGGAGGTTTAAAAATGAAAGATTTTACAGCTACATACTTTAGAAGAAACAATCAATTGACTAGTGGAGGATATGAAACCACAAGAACTATACAGGCCGGCACTTTAAAGTCCGCTAAAAAGAAAGCACAAGCTATCGCAGATAAATGCTTGTATGGGTCAATGACTCTTATAGATGTAACTCCAAAAAATTAAAAGTATTAAAAATCAAAGTCCTTTCCGGTGGGTGGTTAAACCGGGTAATATACACACAACTCAAAGGACAGCAAAAAGGAGAAATAAAAAAATGAAGGCAAGTGATTTAATAGTTGGAAAAAAATATTGGTGTTTTTGGGCTCATAGCTATGGATGGTTTGTAAAGCTTGCAACTCGTAGATATTGTGAAAAGACAGAAACAGTTGCGGTATTCAGTGATGTGAGCGATGTGCTGATTGAATGCAGTGTTAAAAGTGTAGAACGTTGCGTTCTTGATAAATAATAAGATATACTGTTATACACTGCTACAGAATAACGCAAACACCTGTAGCAGTGTATTGGATCTAAATTTTAAAAAGCTAAATAAGGAGTTTATAGATTTATGGACAAAGAAAAATTATTAGAAATAATGCAGGTTCATGGTGATAAGTGTAAGGACTTAGCTGCAGCCATTGGTATGTCAGTTCCCAACTTTTCAACCATCTGGAATGGCAGAAGTGAGTTCTCTATAAAATACATTCGTAAAATTGCAACTCGTTATAATTTATCGGCTAATGAAGTGTATGAAATCTTTTTATTCCCGTGAAAATAAAAAGTTATAAAATATTTAAAAAAACAGTTGACGACCCGTCTATTTTGTGCTATACTAATATCAGTTAAGGGAAATACCTCTTAACTGTATCAACCAAGAGTAGGTGGAGAAAGGAGGTCATATGGAGAGCATGACAGATAAGCAAATGGAAGTAATTCTTAATCTCGTAGCTGACAAGTTTGCCGCTTGTAAGACTATGGATGAAGTAAAAAAGGCTATCAATGATGTTCGAGAGATGGCTAAAAAAGAAAAAACTAGCGAATAGCTAGAAATGAGGCAACAGGGGACGGTGGACTTACTCACACCGTCCTATCTGTTAAGAATAACATATCATAGAAATGGAAATCTTACAACATGAAAAATTGCAATCAGCGCACACTAAATGTCATGTTCCAAAAAGCAGGTTCAGGCTCTATATCAACGAGATTATCATTGCCAAAGGATTGGATTAATGCCATGGGTATAACTCCTGATAACAGGCAAGTTACAGCCACCTTTGATGAAGAAAAAAAAATAATCCACATATGGTCTGAAAAACAGGAATAACAAAAAGCCTTGCACTGGAAGTGAGTTATCATTCCCAGGCAAGGCCTTTTTAATTTATTTCACCACATCTCCATCGGAGCTTTTCTTTAAAATATCTATTGCCTTTGCAACCACTGATGGAATTGGAATTCCCATAAGCCCTGCATTCTCTATAATTGAAATGCTTTCATTTGCTATAAAAGCTATAATCACCGCATCCTTAATATATGTGGTTTTCATCACCACATCAAGCCTTACAGCAACTAAAACTATAAGTAGTGCAACACCCTTTCGACATAGCCCTTTGAATCCCGCACGTGATTCCAGTGCTCCACTTTCAGATTTCTTACTCTTTTTAAAAATCCCGGCAACTATAATACCTGTCACATAGTCTACCGACATAAAAATTATAAGTGTAATAAGTGCCTCGCTCCATCCACCAAACATAGTTGCTATAAATCCCCCTATCACTCCAACAATTGAATATAAAACATTTGCTTTCATATGAATCCTCCTATTCTATAAGCTCATACTTATCAAATTCCGGTGCCACTGTATCATATTCCTTCTGATACTTACCTTTATCATCTACCCAGTAGTAAAGCTCCTTATCAGAATCCTTTATATATCCACTTTTCGCCATTACACCACTACTTGTGAGATAGTAGTCAGAACCATCAACATTTACCCATTGTCCACTAAGCATGGCTCCGTCTCGTGGATTAAGATAATACCATTCATCATTTTCCTGTTTAAACCAGCCTGTGATCATATAACCTGCTTCATCTGTCACATACCATCTATCACCGGATTTTATCCATTGACCTTTTAATACCACACCGTTAAGCTCATATATCCACTTGCCGTCAAACTGCACCCATCCTGTAAAGGAATTCTTTTTATGCATTTCACAAGCCTTATAAGCACACCAACTTGTTAGTTGTTCGCACCAGTAAGCCGGATGGTTGCCATCACAATTTTCCTTATACCATTCTCCATACTTAGTGTAATTATTTCTACCCACATTGGTATGTTTACCGTCAAGACCTGCATTGCTTGCCTTTTCCTCATAGCCTATTTCTTCACAAGCTACTTTTACAAGTTCTTCAGCTGTACAGGTATTATCCCCAAACAATGGACTACAAAAACAATTAATTCTATTAGTTCCTCCCACCTCTGCTAAAGTGAAAGAATATTTTTTTCTTGCTACACATCCGCCATTTCTATCAAAACTTACGGAACTTGTATTGCCTTCCACTGTTTCAATATTGTATCTGTCTCCAATCTTTTCCACAGATACAACAATTCCTACATGTGCCACTCTACCAAGGCTCTGACTATAAAAGTATACCTTATCCCCGATATGTGGTTCTCTACTAATTCTTCCTTGTCTACTTAGTAAAGCTTTACCTGCCAGAGTGAACTGTGAGTAATCTCCACCCATAAGCTTTTTACCTGCTAAAAACGCATTCAACATTATTTACCTTCTTTCTGCATAAAAAAGAGAGCACATTATGGCTCTCTAAAAACTACTTAATATTCTATTTGTTACCCTATGGAGTTAAGCCTACGGGTGGCATAAGCATAGTAGATGCTCCAACTCCATTACCTATATCAGTACTTCCGATTTGCACAGATGCAAAATCATATGTTCTAAAGTTTGCATTCTCTCCCGGTGAGAGTCTAACACATGTATAGCTGTTTCTTGCTCTAAGCTTAACATCACCTGTACCTGCATCACTATACAGTGTAGCAGGTACAGCCCCATAATCTGCCTTTACACGACTTGTGTCAACGCTTCTCCAAGTTCCATCAAGCAAGTTACTTTTATAATATGCTACTTGAACATAATTTGCAGAATTAGAAAAATTGGAAGTGTTTATTGTCTCTTCTTTTTGGACGCAAAGAAAAGATTTATCATTCGTATTATTAATATGCATTGTTGCATCCACCTGTGCAAGCTGATATGAACCAAGTACAATAGAGTGGAATATTTTATTCAAGGAATTTCCATCTAAAGTTCCCATAAATTGTCCACCCGATACAATATCATTTTTTAATTGCTCACTTCCAACTCCAATATTTTGTCTGCCTTTACCAAATACACTTTTTAAATCTGTAGTCTTTGCAAATAAAATAAGTAAATCAGTAATCACATTCAGTATTGCACCTTGCAAAAGCCTATAGCCACGAAGCAACTCATCACCTTTCCATAATGATACAGCTCCAACTAAGTGTTGCATCTGTGTCTTATTTCCCACAAACACATTAGTTCCAGCTATACTTGTTAAAAATATACTATTAGTATCATTTGCACCAGTTTTCGTATAAAAAATATCTATGATACTATCGGATAACTTTGAACCGTAGAACATTGGCAACCAAACTCCTTCTACCTCTTCAAATGTACTGCCATTCCATTCTCTAAATCCGATAGCCTCAAAACCTTCCCTTTTTTCAAAACTGAACCACACATATCTATCATCACCATAGACTTCCTGTCTTGTATATACTCTAGGAAGCCATGAGTATGCACCACCCGGATACCTTGCATTACTTACATCTGAAGCGGTGCCATCCAGCCTCTTTGTGTAGTCATCCTCATTCAACCTGTAATCACCAATACCGGTTTCAAGTACCATCCAAGGTTTATTGCCGGCAATCACGGGAAATTTTTTCCATGAACCATAATTTACTTTGCTTTGATCCAAATCCTGTGTAATTGGAGTAAAGTCCTTGTTCGCTCCAATATACTCAATCTTTTTTGCAGGATTAGATTCCCTCATGTGTTCAACGAATCCATACACCTGATCATCTCTGACAATGTTATAAATTTTATCCTGCGTCTCTTTGTCTGCCAAAAATACCTTTGCCATTATTCTTCCACCTCCTCGTAGTAGAAAGCACCATTACTGATTCCAAGTTTATACTTTTTACCTGTGATATCATCTGTCAGAATAACTGTATTGACCTGTAGTGGTGCGTCCATCCTAATTACAACCTTATCAGCGTTTGAAACTTCAATTAAGAAATTTATTGCAATTGTAGATGGTAGCAGATCGTTATAAGCCGGTAAATAGTCCCACTGATTATCATTTGCAATAGCAATTGCATACAGAATTTCACCTTCATCTGGGTCTTTTGCATATATGCCCACTTCTTTGATATAGTATCCATTTTGCAAATTTCCACTTTCCTGCTTATTTGTAATAAGGAATTTTATAAAAACATTAGTGTCATTTTGTCTCTTTAATGCCACAAACTTAAATTCCTGTCTTTGTGCCTTTAGAGCAGTTCTTTGGGTTAAATCATCAGATATACTATAGCTTCCATCTCCTGCTACTGCTTTAGTTAACTCTATCTTTGCTTTATTTACCTGTGCTTTGGCAAGCAGTGCAATGCCTTTTTTTGTCAGAACAGCCTCTTTAAATACTCCAGCCATATTTTCTTACCTCTCCTACCTGTTATAAATTACTATTTCCGGAAAGCTTATCGCTGCTACACCTATATAAGGCTTACCTTTGACAGGCTCATCACGACTATTATAATTATATATATTTCTTTCCGGCTTGCTCACAGCCCCTACACCGCCGTACTCCTTGCTTCCGATATTTCTTAAAATCGTAATCCTTCGAATGTGCGACCTGGCATTTTTTACTCTGTGAATCAAATTTGTAAAATACAAAATCAATTCTTCCGTCACTCTTGACTCAGTCTGTATTTCAAATGTTCCGGGTGTATATGGCGGATCTGCAAAATCGAACCACTCGACAATGTCACCCTCTCCAAACACTATATTGATGAGCTCCTTGACTGCATTCGGCGTGCCGGCTCTTTGATACCAGCCAAGGGCATTTTTTACCAGCTGCCTTTTGATGTCAATCGGCAATACCTCATCGTAGTACTGTGTCCGAAATTCCAAAGCCATCAAGTCCAAGACATCCTCATCCATATGATCAATATCGGCGTAAAGCGATGTCTGAATGGAGAGCCTTATAATCTTTTCCATCGCCATCTTGTATGCATAGCTGATAGCCGCATTATTCGGCTCAGATGAAAGAACTGAAGGTAAAACTGAGATAAGTTCGGCATCTTCGTACTTAATCATTTTCAAGTCCCCCATAGGTTACTGTCTGCATATCCACTCCGGCGACTGAATTTGCATCAATCACTGTGAATACCGGTTCGGTTATATCTGCCCTCTTTGCACCCGCATCAATAATTTTTTGTTTTAAAACATCAGGATTGATGTCCCTGCCAATCTCCGCCCTTTGCCATGCAATATACTCTGTTACAGCCTGATTAACTTTCATCTGTATCGTATTCGCTCTAGCCTGATCACTGGTGTTGATATAATACTTCAAACTAATGCTGTACTTCTTTTGTGTCGGTGCAAATACCTCCACTTTATCTGTCAGAGGTCTGATATCCGAACCGGACAAATACTCTTTCAATCCATTGATGGATTCTGTTTCCGGTATTAAACCGTCTTTTAAAAGATATCGTATCTGTACGACTCCTGGATCCGGGCTTGTAATCCTGACATTACTGATATCTGCACTGTACTGCCTTGTAAAATATTCATACGAGTCCACAGATCCTGCTGTTGAGTAGGACGCCGGGGCAATATAAATTCTTTGCCTCAATGACTCATCCGATTCAATATCTGAACCGTTCTCCGGCTTTGTGATATTTTTTGCACTGTCGATAAATGCTACAATATCAACAATTGTACTGAGATCTCCAACATCATAGTTGTTAGTCACTGCTCCTGTTGTTGTACAGGTTGCCGAAACATCCACTTGAGTTTCCCCCACCGGGATTTCTGCATATTCATCTGTGGCGAAATACACACCATCACCTGCAGTCACTCTTGTGCCTCTTGCAATTCCTGTCGCAGACAACCTTGGAGAATCCATCGCAAAGCGAATGGTTGTGGTTGCTCCTGTTGCCGGTTTTCTGTAAATGTGCTTTAATGCTCCAAGGTTTTCCAAGTAGTCGCCTCTGCTGTATTTTAGAAGTCCCATCTTACCGGCATCATCCATGTACATATATCCCTGAAAAATAAAATAAGCCCCAGCAAGAAGAATGATTCTCCTGTCATCTGCCTTGCCCAGCACAATGTCCTTTCCTGTCAGTTCTTTATGCTTCTCCTTGAACCAGGACACCATATCATCTGCAAGCTTTTCCATTGTGTAATCACCCATGAAGGAAATTTTGGGATATTCCTCAATACTTTTTAAGCTGCTAAGCTCCATTATTTTCACCTCCCTCCAGATATACCGTTATCTTTGTCTCTCCGTCCTGCGTATGTTCAAATTCCACATTGCTGACAGACACCCTCGGTTCATAAGTATCTACCTTTGCCACGATGTCCGTTACAATGTCATTTTCTAAATCCACAGGGATTTTTGACACATTGCTTATGGATAGACCAAGCCCTCTGATCAGTGGGATTGTTCCCTCTGAAATCTTGAATAAGTTATTCAGATTTCTTCGGATATCCTCCACTTTATTGCTGTCTATCTCTTCCGAAAAATCAAAGAGTAGATTTTCCATACTCCTCCTTACCTGTACTCTGTCATTGTGATGTCAAACTGTGCAGTATATAGCTCCCCTCGCTTTAATACCACGCCAAACGCTTCCGATATTCCCACAAGCATTGCCTTGCTGCAGATATTTCTCTTTCCGACAACCAGAGGTGCAATCTTTCCACTCTTTATGCAGTTAATAAGTTTTTTCTCAAACTTCCTTGGAGACATTCCCCTGCTGGCATTCACCGTGACAGTAAAGGTTATATTCTGCAGTTCACTGCCTAAAAACTCTATTAGAGGCTTCCCTCCAATCGGCACATGTGTGACCATTCTTGCAGATACATCCCTTTTAAAACCGCTAAAAGTCAGTATCCTTTTATCACTGGTCTCAAATTTCAAGTAAGACCCCCAGTTGCCCATCTTTGCCATATATGCACCTCACTTTATTTTGCGATAATCTCTGCCACGCTGATACTGCCTGAGCTGTCCTTAAGCGTCAATTTCCCGTTCTTTACAACCAGCTCTGCCTTTGGATCATCTCCTGCATAGAACTTTCCGAGTATCACGGCTGTAGAGTTATCGTTACTCAAATGTGCTACAAGAACTGCATCATCCTTTTCAAAAGTCTGTTTAATCCCTGCAAAAGCAAGCACCGGAAGCTCGGCAGTGGTCTTACCTGTATCCGGATAAGTCACCGAAACCCCACCACTTCCGACACTGCTCACAAATCCTATTCGTATCATCTATACCTCCTACAATCTTGGGAATATCCGGTAAGCAGATACGCTCATCTTATGTCCTGATGAGCCGGAAAGATTATGATTGACTTTTGTGACATAGTACTTCCCGTCAATCCTGCCCATTCCCTTTACTTCAATGTTGCAAGATGCCACGATATTGGCATTTCCAAGAGCTGTAAACTCCAATGATACCGCCTTTTCATTCTCGGCATTCACCTTTGCCTTTGCGATCCGTTCTGCTTCCTCTTTACTCTCAGCCTTTTCATTTAAGACAAGCATTCGTGGCTCTTCTCCTACCGTCACGGATATGACCTTAGTCTTTTTCTTCTCATCCGTTTCATTTTTATCTACCTGTGTATAGGATATCTTTGCCCCTGTGTAAGTGCCTACAAGCGTAGAGTTCCACGACCACTCCTCAAAATCCGATTCTGAAAAAGTAGCCGTAATTCCTCTTGCCTCATACCCTGCTTTATCAAAAATGACCAGAGCTTTTTTGTATATCTTGATACAAAGCCCTTGGTCATTACATAAATTAGATATAAACTCACTGTCAGTCTGTTCTTCCTGATCTACCTTATCGATGATCGGTTCTCCTGCCCAGAAGTACAAATCCGTCATTCCATACTTGCCTTTGATTTCTTCCGCAATCTGTTTGACCGTTACCTTCTCCCAAGTCTTACTGACCTTGCTTGTCTGAAAGCTCTGACTTGCCGGCAGGGATATTCCCTTGATACTGCATTTATGACCTCCGTTTCCTCCGGAATAAGAAATATCATCAATCGTAAAATTCCCACAGTGATATTCCTGATAGGCACCGGTCATGTTATGAAAGTACATAGTGACATCAAGATCATGTTCCTTTTCAGGGACAAATCCCTTGCCCATCGCCCAGTCTGAATTTCTATCTATTAAATCAAGCGTTATTTCATCTGCAGTACCGGAATCGTTATCTGTATAGGATATGCTCTCACATCTGCCTGACAGTCCAACTTCTGCACCGTCATATAAAATCTTATATCCTACTCTTCTAGCTGTTGGCATTTAACATCGCCCTCCATGTCGGATAGTCGCTTGGTACAATCTGCTTTAAGGTAGTTTCTCTATCCGGCAGCAGAATATCCACTCCTGCAGGAAATACAAAAATATTTAGCTTATCACGATTTAAGTCCATGATTCTATCGCACATGTATTCATCTCCAAATACTTCATAAGCTATCTGATCCCAAGTCTGTCCTTGGATAGTTGTATAAATACTCATTGTATCTCCTCCTTAAAATTTCACTCTGCCTTTGTCCTTTTGCCACTGCCTCATCATTTTGTCAAACTCGGCTTGTGACATCTTCTCAGCCGCAACAAGGTCTGTTTTACTTGGTGCTTCTCCCTCGAAGCGATATACCGGTGCATAGTGAATTGTGACTTCTCCAGCCCTGTCATCATCAGCGGCGCTTCCTGAAGTTGCGATACCGCCTGCCAATGCCGCTATCGGAGTTCTCTGAGAGCCGACTGCAAAGTCTTCCACTCTTTGAGCAAGCAACTGAATGACCGATCCGATTGTTCCCGATGGATTATTGATTGCTCTGTCAATAAAGCCTCCCATATTTTTCCAAAGCTCTGCAAGCGGGAGAATTGCTTCTGCTCCGGCTTCTCCTCCAACCATAGCATTATTGCCATTCATTCCGAAAAGAGTAGGCTCCGTCATAATTCCACCGTCTTTATACCATTCGACTCCAAATTTAGGAATCTTTGGCGGCGGTCCCAGACTAAATTCTCCAGTGACGGAAAAATGTGGCATTTTCAGTTTTGGAAGCTCCCAGTGGAAGTTAAAGAAGCCCTTGATGCTTTCTATCGCACCTGAAACGATAGACTTTGCTCCATCCATAATACTTTGGAACTTACTCTTTATTCCTTCCAAAACTGTGCCAACAGCTGCCTGTGCTTCTGACATCTTCGTTGACATTGCACTCTTGATTTCGTCAAGCTTTCCGCCTGTTAAGTTATTTATAAAAGTAAATCCTGCACTGTAGTATCCTTTTATTCCTTCCATCGCTCCGGCAGCTACTCCTTGAATGCCTCCGCCATGTGCGTCGTATGCAGCTTTGATATTGCCGAGTTTCTCACTTATCGTGTCCTTAGCTGCCTGCAAGACATTACCTGCCGTATCCTTGACATTGTTCCATGCTTCTGAAGCTTTCGCCTTAATCTCTGAAAGCTTTCCACCTGTAGCAGTATCAATTGCATTAAAAGCCCCCGTTACAATGCCACCAAGAGCATTAAGCGGTGCCATAGCGATTGCTCCAAGGCTGTTAAAGACTCCACTGAAGATATTCTTGAGTCCGTCAAGAGCCATTCTCCAGTTACCTGTGAATACACCTTTGACAAAATCAATAACTCCTTGGAATATCTGCTTGACACCTCCGATGACGCCGTCAACAGTCGCTTTAAATCCGTTGAATACGCCCTCGATAAAAGCAAATGCAACAGGGAATTTATTTTTAAATCCCTCTACAGCATTTCCGATAGCCTCTTTCATTGAAGCAAACTTCTCACCAATCCACGCTCCAAGCTGTCCTGCCTTTTCCTTGACAGTATCCCAGTTTTTCCAAAGCAGCACACCGATTGCAATGATTGCTGCAATCGCTAAAATGACAAGACCAATCGGACTGGTCAAAAATGCAAATGCTGCCCCAAGTGCTGATGTTACTGCCGCACCTGCTGTAGCAGCAGCATTCCAGACCCATTGCCCTGCAGCTGCAGCATATGTCTGTACCGTACTGGCTGCTCTTAATACAGCATCTTTCGCATACAATGCATTCAGATATATCGTTTCCGCCTTATCTTTTATTTTGGCAACAGTCAGCAACGACATTGCCTTTGTTGCAGAGTAAATACCTGTTACAAGCTGATAAAATTTAACAGCTCCAACTGCTACACCTATTGCAGTGATTGTAGGTAAGAATCCATCCCACTGTACAAATGTATCAGCTACATCGGCAACGCCTCCAACTACTTTAAGAAGTGCGTCAGCAAGATTAGGAATGGCAGTTTCTGCTATATATGTTATTGTAGGCTTTGCATTATCAAAAGCTTCAAGAAACTTCCATTTTAAATCGCTCAACAGGTCCAGAATACTTTCAAATGTAGGTTCATTCTCTGCTATTTTATCCATCACATTACCAATAGCATTTTTCAATGTCCCTATGAGAAAGTCTGCAACTTCTTGCCCTTTACTTATAAAATCCTGTGCCACTTCTATAGCACTCTTTATTGAATCAGGAAGCTCAATTCCGAAAGTATCTCGCATCATATTGCTAAATGAATCTATGCTACCCTCTCCACCAGTGAGCGTAACTAAGAAATCCATAACACCTGAGGACATATTTCCAATCCCGGTCATAAACTCATCTATTGGGAGTTTATTTATCATTCCGACAAAGTTTTCAGTAATCTTAGGGATAGTATTGGAAAATCCATCCATTATTTTTATCGCATGTGGTCCAAAGGCTTCAATCATTGATATTTTCAGATCACTTACAGCACTGCCCATTCTTGCCATTGCACCCTTCAAGGTGTTTGTGACCTTTTTATCCATTTCATCCAGTGCACCTTCGGAATTATTAAGGTTATCTGATAGTGCATCCCATGCTGAAGCCGTACCGTCTACACCTTCTTTTACACCATCAAGGAGATATCCAAACTTTGAGTAGTAGTTTGTTCCGGCAATGGCTGCCATATAGTTATTCTTCTCTTCCTCTGTCAGACCTGACATCGCACCATTCAAATCAATAAGGATTTGACGCATATCTCTCATTCTGCCGGCATTATCATAGACAGCGACACCAAGCTCCTTAAATGCCGCCTTTGCCGCATCTTTGGTGGAAATACGCACCAACATTGAATTCAACGCTGTTCCGGCTTCTGCACCCTTTACACCATTATTCGCAAGTATACCAAGAGCGGTTGCAGTCTCCTTGAAATCCATGCCTGATGCCCTTGCAGCTCCACCACATCCAATCATCGCATCCATCAAGTCTGCAGATGTAGTATTTGCTTTATTATTTGTCATAACTACTACATCAAGATATTCCTGCAGTTCATCTATGCCGACTCCCATTGCACTCATTGAGTCTGTAACCTGATCACTTGTGGTTGCCAAGTCTGCCTGCGTAGCTTCTGCCAGTTTTAGAACAGGCGTGAGCGCTTTCGTACTGGTTTCAACATCCCAACCTGCAAGTGCCATATAACCAAGTGCATCAGCGGCTTCAGATGCAGTGAAGGTGGTGGCTTTTCCTGCTTCTCTTGCAGCTTTTGACAGCTTTTCATATTCACTTGCAGTAGCACCGGCAATACCCGAAGTATTGGCCATAGATTGTTCAAACTCTGAATATTCGCTAACTGCATCTCCAATAAATTGTCCAACCTTTATTGCAGCAAATGCTCCAGTGATCATAACTGCAGCTTTTTTTGCCATTCCCGCAAGATGGTTAATTCCGTCCTCAGTCATCCCAAGACTTTTCTTTAGCGAATTTTCAACTTTACCTGCGATTCGAATTGCCAGCTCTTGCTCGCTGCTTCCTGCCAATCTCTTCCACCTCCTCTGCTATTTCTATCAATTCAAAAACAGACAGGGATAGAAAATAATCAATCCCTGTCTGTAATGACATAGCAAGTTGTATTGCAATCTTTCTTAAATTTTTACCATCTTCAGGTCTTATCCCTCTCCGTAAAAAAAAGAGGTTACCTTATTCTTTACCTTGATAGCATCCCTTGGATGTAATCTTTGGAAAAATTCCAAAGGCATCTTTGTTGCTCTTGCAGCAATAAGACAAGCATACTCAAGAGACATCTCCGGCATGAGTGTAAAGCTTCCGGTCTTTTCAAGAATCTTATTTGCTGCTATCATATCCGATGCTGTCATATCATCCAAAGCACTTAGATCCACCTCTTTGTACACCTCGCCCTCAAATGTGTAAGGCTTATTAAAAACAACAATCATCGAATTTTCCAACTTTTCACTATCTTTAGATAGAACATCTACTTTCTCTGCCATATTCCCTCCTTAACACTGGCTGCGAATCTTCGCCAGCAAATCTTTGTCATTTACCTTGTATACATTGTTGAGCTTATCCAGCTCGATTCTTTTTTGACCGTCAAGCTCGATCAAGATATATGCGATTTCCACTGTTACTGATGCATCCATCGCACCGCCAATCTTTACTGTTCCACCGGTAAGTTTCTTCTGCCTTCCTCTTACTACGACTCTCATTCCTTTGGTGTCAAGATTGCCGGTACTCTTTACCGTGAACTGTTCACTTGCTCTAAGAGTCAAGTCCAGACTTTCTGTCGGTGACATCAGAAGGAATGCATCCTCATCCAAAATTCGGAACGGAATCTCAAGTTCCATGCTTGAGAACGCCCCGATGACTACTTCCTCCATTTCACCCAGCACGCCGGCACCGCTTAAAGTCTCCGTCATACCCTCAAAGTCAGGGAGTGAAATCTCCCCCGTAAGTCCTACAAGAGCCGTTCCCTTGTAGTAAAGATTAAAATTATTGATTACTCCCGGAATTCCTGGAATACCTGCCATGATTAGTTACCTCCTCCGCTGATTGCTGCCGCCAACATATCCGGATCAAACTCAAGCACATTGAGAATATCCTCCGCCGGTGTATATGGTGCAAGATACTGATGGAACTGAATCTTTCCATTCAGAATATTTGTGATTGGGTTGTCTTTTGCTTCGAATACAATCCTTGCTCCTGCACACTTACCCTGTGATGCATACGAATTTCCTCTGATGTTCTCGCTGTCCACGATAGATTCAATCAGGCGATAATTCGCCGGATCATCAACTTTTTGGAAGTAAGTCAGAATGAAACTGTTCCCCCACCATGAGAAAAATCGACGGCAGCAGAACCATCTGTCTTTTGGATCTGTTGTTGCCGGATAAGCAGCAGTATTATTGCCCCATGTTCTCCAGCCATTCACATTGATAGCTGTCACAATGCCCTGACCGTTTAACATATTTGCCTGCGTCTGATCAAGTGTGATCTCCGTACCGTCGTCAAGCACCATACTGGTGATTCCGATGAGCTTATTCGACGGGGAGAGGTTTGGCACATCATCGTTGTTTGCATCTGTATAAGCAGTAAGTGCTGCAAATATTGCCGAAAATGCGTACTGTTTCTTACCAACCTTTACTTGTGGCCATAACAGCACACTATGCTTATTGGTATAACCGTTCTTATTCTTCCACTCGCCTACTGCCGTATACTTTTTTGCTCCCGATGCAGAACTGTCCGCATCTAGCACACACTCACAGCTAAACACACCGTTAATCTCTGCACATTTTGCACCAAGCACAATGCCGACATCTGGAATATGCGACCAACCGGGAGCAAGTAAAAGTCCAGGCGTCATATTAAACTTCGGATATACTTGTCTGATTAGCTCAAGACCGCTCTCCTTATCCGTTACCGGATCATATCCTCCCACGACATCCTTTGTCTGCACCGCACTCGGATCGATGCTTGTTGACTTTACAGTAAGCTGATTTGCCCCTGCATGGGTCGTTCCCTCAATGAGAGAAATTTGAACAAATCCTCTATCATCAAAGCTTGTGATATAGTCCACGCCTACTTCAAGTGCTGCTCCGCCGTCCTTAACGGTTAAAGTGTCTAGCAGAATTCCTGCCGTCTCAATCGTCGCCTGCTTTGCAACGACATCTACCGTTGTTTCCGAATTCTCCTTTTTATGCTTCTTAGGGTCTAACACATTGATAAATATAATCGGTGCCACATTGAATACCCTAAAGCTTGCATCCATACTCTGACAAAGCGTGTAACT